GAAGATGGAGGAGGGCTGAGCTGATGGATGAATTGAAGGAACTGTTGGAAAAGGTAAGCGATACCTATGATGATTTCGTCGGCTGCGTTCTGTGTGCAGTTAAGCACGATGATGAGGATGCACAGAAAGTCAAAGACTTCATCAAGGAGGATCCGACAAGAAAGAGTGATGATATTCTTGAATATCTGGATGAACTCGGAATATAAGATACAGAGCCTTGCAAGCGTGAGGCTCTTTTCTTTTGCCCTGCATTGCCGCTAATCGTGGCTGTGTGGGGCTTTTTACGTTCAGACAGTCAAATACCTTGCTGTGAGCAGAAATGCCAAGTTTAAGGCAATAAGAGAGGTGGTTTCGTGGATGATAAAGCGAGAAAAGAAGCATTCAGGGAAGAATTGAGGAGACGCAACCATGGGAGAAATATCGTGAAAGCGAAATATGCTCCGAAATATCCCGATAGTGTCGAACGGGAGTATATCCGGCTTGTGAATGCTTACATGGGGATTGAGCGCCAGATACTTCTTGCACATATTCCTGAAATAAAAAGGATTATTGCAGAGGGTACGACAGGATATCACATGGATTCGTCCGAAAAGAATGACCGTAAGCGAAAGTGGACGAGGCTTGAGACGATTGACAAAATGGTCCGTTTGAAGATATTTTTTGACACGATTCGCAGGGAACTTGATGCGGCATTTGGTTTGTTTCACTTGGCGGAGGAGCTTAATAAGATTGCAGCTTTGGAGCAGAAATTATCCATCCGGGAATGGAAAAAGGTAATTTCCAAGACGTTAGGGATTGATTTACTGGAGGATTACTATTCGGGAGATTTCTATAAGGTCGCGTTGGAACGGTGGGTGTCTGATAATGTAGATCTCATAAAGACCGTGCCATCAAATTCCCTGGACAAGATGAAGGATATCGTCTACTCCTCCTATATGGAAGGAAAGCCGACTACTGATATTGTCAAAGAAATCCAAAGGCAGTACGGAATGGACAAAAGGCATGCAAGGCTGATAGCCAGGGATCAGACGGCGAAGCTGAATGCGGCGATTACGAAGCACCAGCAGACAGATGCGGGGGTGAGCCAGTATGAATGGTCAACTTCAAGAGATGGACGCGTAAGGGCTGGGGACATAACGAAAGGGGGCGCTCTGGATCCAATGGGGGATAACCACAAACGTCTGGAGGGTGGCGTGTTCCGATGGGACGATCCGCCACTGGTAGACAGGAAACGGGGTCGCAGATGCCATCCTGGGGAAGACTATCAATGCCGGTGCTGTGCCCTTCCGGTATTTGATATAGACAATCTGGATATTCCAGTGTAACAGGAGGTGAGAAGAAAATTGAAATATCAAAGGTTAGACAGTATTTCTCTGGATCAGACCTATTATACGGAGGAGGGCTATCTGGTAGACCATCCAATCGTAACCACTTGCGGCATATTTGAGTATAGGAATGAGGATGGCAGCATCAGGCGGGAACTGCGCCTGCCGGAGGATGTATTCGATAAAAAATCGTTACAAAGCTACAAAGGCAAGCCGATTATCATCACGCACGATGCAGGGGAAGTATCAAAGGATAATGTAAGGCGGGAACAGATAGGAACCATTATGAGCGAAGGGTATCAGGATGGGAATAGCGTCCGCTGCGAAATCATTATTCATGATACCAACGCCCTAAAAAGATGTGGGCTGAAAGAACTCTCCCTTGGATATAGCCTTGATACAGAGGAATCGCCTGGTGTATGGGAGGGCGAAAAATATGACTGCATACAAAGAAACATTGAAATCAATCATCTTGCTTTAGTTGGAGAGGCAAGGGCGGGAGATGCTGCCAGGCTTAACATCGACGGCAAAGATGATGATAAAAAAATCTTAAAAGGAGGCAATGTAGTTATGTACAAACCTAACGAAACAGGTCATAGAGCTGACGGTAGCGAAGAATTAACTCCGGAAGAAATGGAAGCAGCTATCGCTTTGTTTTTGGCCCAGAAAGCGGCTGGAGAGGCAACCGCAGGCGCAGGATCAGACGGTGGCGAAGTGCCGCCGGCAGAAGGCGGGGAAGAGGTGCCGCCCGCGGAGGAAAGGAACCCCGTCGATCAGGTAAGGGACAATATTGACCGCCGCGATGCAGATGGCGCCAACATGGCACCGGAAGATGTGATTGCAGGGCAGAAAGCAGATTTGGAAACTCTGCTGGCGGAGATTGACAAGCTGCAGGCATCCAATGACATGAATGGTGATGGCGGAAATGTACCGCCGGCTGAAGCAGCTCAGACGGCACCGACAGAACCAGGGAATGCCGACGGGGAAGGCTGCGCGGAAGACAGAAAGAATAAGGGGGTAAATATGGATTCCGTGGATCAGAGGTTTAAGGAAAGGCTGGATATCTGCCGCATGGCGGATAAGCTGAATCTGGATGGAGTGGAGAGCCTTTCTGTGATGGAGGGAAGGAAGCGGATTATCAAAGCCGTTAATCCGAAGATGAACCTGGACGGAAAGAGCGAGGCATATATCAGCGCGGCTTATGACATTGCAAAGGAAACTTATGCCGGAAGGAGAAGCACGGATGATCAGCGGCAGAAGATGGCAGAGGATCAGGTGCGCAGGGATGCGAAAGAAGAAAGCGGCTCCAATACGGCCCGCAAGAACATGATTGACAGAATGATAGGAGGTAGGAAATAATGAGTATGGCAGCACAGACAAGTTATGGATTTGGTTTTGCGAAGGGAGTTGCTGGCGGTCTTTTCGATCTCTCCCACCACGAGGTGGTGACCAGGCAGGCCGAGGGCAGCGTCCAGTTTGGCTTGGGCGTTGTGAAGGGTACGAACGCCGGTACGGATGTGAAGCTGCCGGAAAGCACTTCTGCGGTAGAGGACTTTGAGGGCATCGTTGTCCACAATTCCGTGATGGCGGAGCTGGACATGAAGAACAATCTTGAGATTGAGGATAAGAGGACAGTGGGCTGTCTGGTGGAAGGAAAAATCTGGGTGTCCATCACGCCTGATACGACACCGGAATATAAGGCAAAAGCCTATCTGGTGAACAGTGGGGATGATGCGGGGTGTTTCACAAGCAATTCCACAAAAGGCATTGACGTAGGAGCGAAATTCGGCACCGCCGCAGATTCTGACAATGGAATCGCGGTAATCGAACTGAAATAAGGAGGTAGGCACAGATGAAAGATTACAATATTGACGATTACAGAGCACTGAGAGGCTCTACGCTGATAAAGGGTATGTCCGGCTCTGAAGCCATGAGGTTTGACAGCGTGGAGCAGGCGAGCGTTTTCTTTGCTCGTGAACTGGATCAGGTCAAGACAAAGACCTACGACAAGATTTACCCGGAACTGTCTGCACTTGCCAGTTTCCCGATTACTTCTGAGGTAAATGAGGGCGCAGAAACCACCACATACTACAGCTATGATATTGCAGGCATGGCAGAAATCATCAACAATTATGCGACGGATCTGCCAAGAGTGGATATCAAGGGGGAATCCCATACTGCAAACATTAGATCCATTGGCGACAGCTATGGTTATAATGTGCAGGAAATGAGAGCATCCCGCCTTGCGGGAAAATCCCTGGATGCCAGAAAAGGCGCAGCGGCAAGGAGGGCTTCGGATTATGCTGTCAATAAGATTGCATGGGCCGGGGATGCCAAGCATAACCTGATCGGCATTTTCAGCGCAAACAATGATATCCCGCTTTATACGCTGCCCACGGTAACGGTTGATGGGAAGCAGTACACCGACTGGGCACATAAGAGTGCGGATCAGATTCTGGATGATATCAATGGGATGCAGAAGTTCGTGGATAAGATCACTATGGGGATTGAAAAGCCGGATACTTTGGCTCTTCCTTCCTACGTTTTCATGGATCTGTCTACCCGCCGCATTCCTGATACGGAGACCACGGTTCTTAGCTTTATCAAGGCCCATGCGCCGTATCTGAAAAACTTTGAATCCTGTGCTGAACTGCAGGCGTCCGCAACGGATATCAATACCAGCGGGAAAGACGTGGCATTTATGTACACGAAGGATGCCGAGAAGTTCAGCTTGGAGATTCCGCTGCCGTTCTATCAGTATCCGATCCAGATCAAGAACCTGGAGACCGAGGTTCCCTGCGAACAGAGAACAGCAGGCCTCATTATCTATTATCCGTTGTCCATGCTTTTGGCATACGGCATTTAAGGAGGGTACAGCATGAATATTATCAATAAGTCCAGAAAGATTATATCCGTCAATGGAGAACCGTTCCTGCCAGGCCGGACTATGGAACTGGAGGCGGGAATGGAAAGTAACCCGGTAATCGTCCATTATTTGGAAAAGGGGGTTATCGCTGATGCAGATAAGGCAGTGGCCGCAGGAGCTCCAGAAGGTATAAGTGACTTCGAGAGAGCGAAGATTGCGGAAGATGCGATTGCCAGGTACAAAGCGGAGCAGGAGGCAATCGCCAGAGCACAGGCAGAAAAGAAGGCAGAAATCGAAGCCGTGAAATCCATGAAAAAGGATGAACTTCTGACAAAGGCTGCCGGCATGGGGTTGGAAGTTGCGGATAATGATAAGGTGGATGCCTTAAAGGAGAAAATCATTGTTGCGCTGAACCAGTAGGGGAGGTGGAGTTATGGAAGCCTTTGACATTATAAGAGCCACAATGAAGGAATTCTCCCAGGTTTCGGATGATGATGTAAAACTATTCATTTCAATTTCAGAGCCGCTTGTAAGCAGGAAAAGATTCGGGAAGGTATATCCCCAGGCTCTTGCTTATATAGCGGCTCATAAAATGAAGCTGGCTGGGAATGGCAGCGCAGTCGCAAACGGAACCATTGGGGATACAATCGGGCTTGCTTCTGTATCTGAAGGGGAAACATCAGTAACATTTACAAATAACCAGATGGGAAACTCAAATTCAGATGCGGAATATAGCCTTACAATTTATGGGATGCAGTATCTGCAGTTAAGGAGGAGCTGCATTATCCCAATAGTATCGGCAGGTGTTGGCAATGGGCGTTAGAATAACAGACAGGCTTACACCAGAAGGCCAGCGTTTCTTCCGGGAACTAGCGGAATTGAAGGAACTGGAAGTCCGTGTTGGTTTTCGGCATGGGGAGGCAACTGATAAAAAAGGTGTGGACAACTGCGATAAAGCAGCATGGAACGAGCTCGGAACGGAACACATCCCATCCAGGCCGTTTATCAGGCAGAGCGTGGATAATAACGAAGATAAGATAAACAGCTTCCTCCAGATACGAGTAAAGGCATTTGCAAGGGGGGAATCTGTTGAAGACACGCTGAATAAGATTGGAAATTTTCAGAAGAAACTCATGCAGGCAGAAATAAAAGATGGGGATTTTGTTCCAAATTCCGAAGCAACGATTAGGAAGAAAAAGAGTGATCAACCGCTGATTGACACCGGCGAGATGCGGCAGTCGGTTAACTATGTCATTCAAAAGAAAGGAAGTGAGGACTGATGAATTTTTTCAAAAGGCCGCACATATTACGGCGCTATTCCAGTCCGATTTATGAACGGGGATATTCCACGATACCCTATGAGGATATTGTTCTCCCCATGGATGTACAGACAATGAAAGACGTATCTGTCACAACCTCGGATGGCACAAAGTCAGTTCAGCAGCTAAAGGTATTCTGCGATTATGAAATTCTGGTGGAAAACCAGGGTACGCAGCAAAAGGGGGACCGGCTGTGGTTCCAGGGAAAGTGGTTTGAGTGCAAATCCAGCAGGCTAAGCGAGAATACGCCGCTGCGACACTGGACATCAACATTTGTAGAGTGCCTGGACAATGAAGCGCCCCCGGGACAAGGAAAGGGGGAAGCGGAGGATGGAGAATCTGCTGGAGGCGAAAGAAAGCCTTTATGACGTCGTTGCGATGTTCTTTACCGGGGCAACAATTATCTGGACAGAGCAGATCAACACGAAGCCGCCGCTGCCCTATATCACCCTTAAACTGGGTGGAATCAGTAAATCCGTTTTCCCTGCGGTGGATGAAAGCGGAAAGAAGGTTTATCAGTGCAGTACAATCCTGGAGATAAACCTTTACACCAGAGGCAAACCCCAGGCAGTGGGGGAAAAGACTACCGGCAACTATATCAACACGGCAACCTCAGATATGGCAGAGTTTGTGGCGTTCTTGGAATCGGAGGCCATAACAGACGTTCTGGCAGGAAAGGCGCTGGGGATCATGCTCCAGGAAACCATCCGGGATCTTACGGAGCTGCAAAACGACAATCATTTCCGGTACCGGGCCATGGCAGAATTTTCCGTATCGTTTGTGCTGCCTGCGGATGGATATTATGGAATCTCCAGCATGAAAGAGGCTCCAAACAGCAGCGGCGGTGGTACTCTGGAAATGATTGCTGCAGACATGGATTATATTGAGGATGTTGAAATTGAAGAAATGACACAAGGAGGTAGTGAAAATGAAGAATAATCCGTTGGATGATATTGTCAGGTGCAATATCGACTTGTCGGATCCGGTTTCCAACGATCAGTCGTTTGGAAGCCTTTGCGTCATTGTTCCCGGACCTGCGGACAAAAGCGCAGCAGGGCTGAAAAAGACGACACTGATGTACAAGGCTGATGAATTGCTGGACTACGGATTTACCACAGACGATGTGGCGTATCGTGCAGCCCAGGTTGCCTGTTCACAGAATCCGTCGCCCACTGAGCTGTATATGTGTGTGAGAGGAACCGTGACACCGGAGGGTTCAGAACAGGCAGAGCCGGTGGATGAACCGATCACGGATACATTGATCCGGGCGCGGAGCGAATCCGGGGTATACGGATATCATCTTTCCTCATACAGAGAGGCCGCCGATCTGACTGCGGCCATTAGCTGGGCTGAATCAGATACCGTGGTGCTGGGATTCGAGTACACGGACATTGAGACATTCCCGGTGAAAAATACCAGCTATTACCGGTCGTTCGGGCTTTTCTCTGGCAAGGCAGATGGATACGAGGCAGAGGAGCAGCCGAAAGAGAATGAGTTCGCGTGCCTTGCATGGATGGCAAAGTGTTTCGGATACCAGCCCGGAAGCGAAACGTGGGCATTCAAGACGCTGGCGGCCATCGTTCCGTCAGTGCTTTCCACGGACGATAAGAAAGAGCTGGAGAAAATCAATGTCAGCACATTTCTCCGGTATGCCAGTAAAAATATCACCATCGGCGGTAAGGTCCTTGCCGGTGAGTGGATCGACGTGATCCGGTTCCGTGACTGGCTGAAATCCGAGATTCAGACGAATGTGTTTAACGCCATCCAGGCGAATACCAAAACGCCCTACACGGACGGCGGAATCGGCATGATAGAGGGGGCGCTGGAAGAATCCCTCTCCAGGGGGCAGGACGTTGGAGGAATCGCACTGACGGAGTACGACGAGGAGAATAACGAGATTCCGGGCTACAAGGTGACCGTACCGCTGGCAGCCTCTCTCACGGAGGCAGAGCGCAGGTCCAGGAAGCTTCCTGGAGTGAAATGGTCTGCAAGGCTGGCCGGGGCGATCCACGTTGTGGAAATCGGCGGCAATCTCACATTCTAAGCAAGGAGGTAAAAGCAGATGGTAAAAACCTATAATCCCAGGAAAGTAACGTGTGCGCTGGGGAGGCATATCGTATCCGGTTTTGCTGATGATTCCTTTATCACGGTGGAATACGGTGGCGATGGCACAAGCCATGTGGAGGGTGCGGATGGGGAGGTCGTAAGAAGCATTGACCCGACCAGAATCTATACGCTCAAGATTGCTTTGTTGCAGATATCAGCCACCAGTGCGTACCTGCAGAAAATGTATGACAAAGACCAGAGGGACGGAACCGGTACATTTTCTGTTAATATCAATGACCTGCTGGGGAAAGAGAAATTTGTCGGCGGTATCGCATGGGTGACAAAGCCTGCATCTTTTGTACGCGGCAAGCAGCAGAACAACCGCGAGTGGGAAATCGTGGTTGCAAATGGAGAGTTCAAGTGATAAGGAGATAAACGCATTATGGCAATTCTCAAACAGATGAGTACGACTGAGGCAATAGTCGGTGATTTCAAATTTTATATTACACCGTTTCCTGCTTTTAAGGCAGCGAATCTGACCGGGGAGCTGGCGTCAGTGCTGGCTCCCTTATTAGGTTCCCTGATCCCCCTGATGCAGAGTGCAAAGGGCGGCAAGGGGGTCATGGACATTGACATTGATTCCATCGACGAGAACCAGGCAGCGGAGGCAGTCCTGAACTGTACCTCCATTAACGGTGACAAGCTGGAGGCGCTTATGCGCAAGCTGCTACTGGGAGGCCACATTGTAGTAGAGGTTCCCGGAGAGGATGGAGAACCGGAGGCGATGAAGCTTGACATGGATCTGGCAAATGAGCTGTTCTGCGGAAACATTCAGGATATGTTCGTGCTGTGCTTCCGGGTAATTAAGCTGAATTTTAATGGTTTTTTCAAGAATCTCGCCGCCCTGTCTGGCAAGCGAAAATCCGGGGCGGCGAAAGTACCGAGAGTGAAATTGTAAAATACGGCCATTTTGATTATTCACAATTCAATGAATTGGAACTCCGGATGTATATTCTCATAAAATCACGCATGGCCTCCATGGAAGAGCTGAAAACGTGCTATACGCTGGATGAAGCACTGAAACTCTATGCGCTATATGAAATGGGGATGGACATAGAAAAAGGGAGAGCTGAGGAGTTGGAAAGGAGGTCCAGAGGATGACAATCAGGGATATAGCGGTGGCGTTTGGGTTTGATATTGACAGAAAGAGTGAAAAGGAAGCTGAGAACAGTATCAAGGGATTAAAGAACCTGGCTACAAAGCTCCTGGGCGTGATCGGCATAGGATTCTCTATTGTCGGCCTGTCAAATCTGGCAGAGGCGGCAGCGGATGCGGAAGCGCTAAAGTCCCAGTTTACACAAGTATTTGGTGAAGTAGAAAGCGACGCGACGGATAAACTCCAGGCGATTGCAGACGATACCGGCGTCATGGTAAGCCGCATGAAAGGCAGTTTTACCCAGATTGCTGCATTTTCCAAGACTGCAGGAGTGGAGCAGGCAGAGGCTCTTGACATTGCAAACCGGTCAATGATTGCGGTGGCGGATTCTGCCGCTTTTTATGACCGGTCCATTGAGGACATGACAAATTCCCTGCAGTCATTCCTGAAGGGCAATTTTGAAAATGACGCCGCCCTGGGGCTTTCATGTACGGAGACAACCAGAAACACGGCGGCAAACAATCTGTATGGGAAATCGTTCAAGGATTTGAGCGAAGCTGAAAAACAGTTTACGCTATTGTCAATGGTTGAGGAGGCGAATAAAGCCTCTGGTGCGTTAGGCCAGGCGGCAAGGGAATCCGATACATGGACCAACCAGCTCGGCAATCTGAAACAGACCATCCAGGATCTCAAAGCGACGGCAGGCAGCGCCTTTTTACAGCCTGCGGTTATGGTCCTCAAACTTCTGGTGTCGCTGGTGCAGGGCGTAACTGCAAAGATCCAGTCTCTCACCGGAAAAACCGGAATTGTGACAAGGGCCTTTGGTAGATTTTATGCATTGATAAAACGCCTGAAGCCGGAAATTTTCCGGATGGGTGAAACCTTGCAAAAGGGCATACAAAAGGGCATTACGGTAGTGAAGGGAATGATTGACCGGTTCGGGGGATTGGGAAATGTCCTAAAGCTCCTGGCAGTAATCGCCGGTTCCTTTCTTGCTGTAATGGCCTTTGCACAAGTAATAAGTGGGGTGAAAGCCCTGATAACTGCTCTGAAAGCCGTTGATAAGGTCATGGCAATGGCAAAACTGAAAGTCCTGGCAATCGTCGCGGTGGTGGTAATCCTGGCATTGATTGTGGAGGATTTTATCAACTTCCTTATGGGTAACGATTCTGTAATCGGAACCATTTTCGACAAGGCCGGTATTGGGGCAGACAACGTACGCCAGGCGATATTTAATGCCTGGACAAAAATAAAAGAGTTCCTGCTGGGCGTATGGGATTTTATCAGGCAGGCAGCCGGGATGTTTGCTGATACGGTCAAGGGCTTTTTTGAGCGGCACGGGGAATCCATCCGCAGAAATTTTGAGAGGGCCTGGGGAACCATCAAGACATTTCTGAACGGTGTGTGGACAATCATATCCCAGTTGGCAGCGACGCTGTTTGGGGATACAGGGGACAGTATCGACGGAAGTACACAAAGCACGAAGGACAAACTGCTGGCAGTATGGCAGGCCATTCTTGACGCACTATCAGCTGTATGGGACGCGCTATACGAAGTCGGGAGCGCGGTTTTTAATGCCATAGCCACGGTCATTGAAACTGTTTTCGGCTGGATACAGTCATTCTGGAATAGCTGGGGTTCCCGGATCCTGGCATGGTTCAGGGTGCTGTGGAATTCCATAGGAGGGATCCTGAGCGCTTTCCTGGATATAGTCACGGGCGTGGCGAATTTCATATCGTCTGTGTTCACCGGCGACTGGCAGGGGGCCTGGGACGCCATAAAGCAGATCTTTACCGGGATCTGGGACGCCATCGTCAGTTACATCACGGCAGTCTGGGATACCATCAAAATGCTGTTTGAGATGGCACTGGCGGCGATAAAGGCAGTCTGGGAGGCCGCCTGGGGGGCTATAAGCGGATTCTTTCAAGGGATCTGGAATGGGATTGTCGGATTCATAAGCGGAATCTGGGCCAATATAACCGGTTTAATTTCGGGGGCTATAACTTCTATATTAACTGTAATTCAAACCGTCCTTGCTGCTATATCGAACGTTTTTCACAGTGTTTTTGACAGCATAGCCAGTTTCGTGACTGGTATATTCAGCAACATTCTGAACGGAATAACAGGAACCATTGGCAATATCAAGGATACCGTTGTGAACGGGATCAATGCTGCGGTGGATTTTATCAGGGGACTGCCGCCCCAGGCTGTACGGTGGGGTGCTGATTTCATCAGAGGTCTGAAAGACGGCATCCTGTCAGGGGTTCAGGGGATTGTGGATGCGGTAAAGGGAATCGGTGACAGGATAAAATCATTCCTGCATTTTTCTGTCCCGGATGAAGGGCCGCTGACAGACTATGAAAGCTGGATGCCGGATTTCATGGGAGGTCTTGCGGAGGGGATAGAAAACAGCCAGGATTTAGTCCTGGATAAAGTCCGGAACCTTGCAGGCGGAATTTCGGCACTCATGGGCGCGGCGAAAGCGGATGCAGGGACAGCAGCGGCAAGTACCGTCAATAATTCATCCTCCTCAGTCACCCAGAATGTGAACATTGAAAACAGTTACTCCGGAGGAACAGCGGAAACTCAGAAAAACGTGTCCAGGGCTATGAAGAAATCAGCCAGCGACGCGACAGCACAAATGGCGAGGGGCCTCGCTTATGCAAGGGGGTAGGCAGGAATGGCAAAGAAATTGACACCGGCAACGGTATGGGGTATAGAGTTTGACGCTCTGATCGACGAGACAAAGACCATGACTGCCACCATACCCACATACCCGGTAGAGGAGGGGTTCCCGGTATCGGATACCATTATCCTGGATCCCATATCGGTATCCCTTACCCTCTATGTCAGCAATACGCCGGTCACATGGTTATACCGCCACGGTACATCCGGTGACCGCGTAAAGCGGATATGCGAACAGATTGAGAATAAGTGGCTGCAAAGGAAGCTGACGAAGATCGTCACCAGCGACGCCATTTATACCAACATGGGAATCACCAGCATATCCATCAAGAAGTCAAAAGAAATCGGATACTCCAGGGAGGTAGCAATCACGGCTCAGAAAGTGAGGGTGACGGAGCGGAAAACCGTGTCCGTACCTTCCTACATTCTGAAAAGTGGGGAATCCATGGCAAACGCCGGAACCGCTTCTACATCCCAGACATCCAGCAAGTCAGGCTCCGGAGCTGGTACCGGAAGCAGCGGCAGTGGTAGTGGCAGTTCCGGAGGATCTGGAAGCATTGGAAGTTCCGGGAGCATTGGCAGTTCAGGCAGTTCTGGAAACCCCGGAAGTTCCGACGCAAAAAAGAAGCAGTCCATCTTGTATGGGGCTGCCTCTGGGCTTGGGTTAATTTAGGGGGTGGAAATATGCTGTACATTGAAGTGCCGGACATGAATGATAGCATATCAACGCTGTCCATCGACGGCAGGGAATACGGCCTGCGGTTCACTTACAATGAGCGGTACGGTTACTGGAGTTTCGGGCTGTACAATGAGGATAATGATCCCATAATTGCTATGACAAGGATCGTCCCCAATTTCCCGATATTCCATTTCTACACGGAATCAGACATCCCGGATGGAATATTCGGGTGTATCTCAGACATAGAAACCGTCGGCAGGGAGGCGTTCAACAATAAGACAGCGGAATTTATCTACATTCCGAATGTGGAGCTGGGAGGATAGCCGGTGGCGAATGAAAATTTTATACGAAATTATGTGATGAAATGTGGACGCATGGGAAGTACCGGTTTTAAGATCGGGGATTCAGAACCGGCGCTCCACGTTTCTTTTTCGATTGAGAAATCGAACGCGGAAACGGCAAACACCGCAAAGGTGCAGATCTGGAATCTCTCCAATGCGAATTTGAGTATCCTGGAGGGGAAAGACTGCATTGTGGAGCTGAAAGCCGGATATGGCAATTCCATGGCGCTTATCCTGGCCGGAAATATTACCTTTGCTGTGACTACTCAGGATGGAGCGGACAGAATGACGGAGCTGGAGGTCGTGGATGGAAGGGTGGCACTCCGGGATACGAATGTGTCAATCTCATTCAATGGAGCCGTGGACTGTAAGGAGGTATACCAGAGGTTTGCAAATCAGATGGGAATATCCGTGAGATTTGCAAAGGATCTGTCTTTTGTGCGGCTGCCGAACGGGTTCAGCTTTGTAGGCAAGGCCGCTGCCGGGCTGAAAAAACTGGCTAATTGCTGCGGTCATTCATGGTCCATACAGAACCAGGTATTACAGATTACCTGGCCCGGACGGGCAATCTCCACACAAGGCTACCTGCTTAATTCAGACACCGGTTTAATCAGTTCCCCAAAAAGAATTACCATAAGCACCGGCGGCGACAATAACGATTCCATAACCGGCTGGGAGATTCAGTATCTTCTCAACGGGGCGATTGGCGTGAATGACATCGTGAAGATTGAGAGCCGTACAGCGAATGGGTATTATCTGATTCACAAACTCACAATCGACGGGGATAACCTGGAGGGCGATTGGCTGTGTACGGCCCAAGTGCTGGAGATCAAGGCAGAGCCGAAGAAAGATAAAAAAGCCAGCGACGCCCAGGGAGGATCTGCCGGCGATTCCGGTGATTCTTCCGGGCAATTGAAAAAGGGTGACAAAGTGAAAGTCACCAGGACAATACAGCAGGGAAGCAAGATAAAGGGGTATCAATACTCTGGAGGAATGTTTACCCTCTATTATACCGTTTATGATGTGATCCAGGTAAAAGGGGATCGCGTCGTGATCGGTATCGGAAACACAGTAACAGCGGCGGTCAAGGCTGCTGATTTGCAAAAAGTATAGGAGGATGGTATGCTGCAGGATTTTGTCCAACAGATTGATGAAACGGCGCGTAGCGTGATGGGGGAGATCCATACTGCGCTTCCTGGTACAATCGTAAAGTATAATGCAGCTTCCGGGACGGCCACGGTGAAGCCGGTCGGAGAATACGTCACATCAGACGGGAAGCGGCTGGATTATCCCATCATATCGGACGCGCCCATGGTGTTCCCGGTATGCCAGTCAACAGGGGCTGGAATCGCTTTCCCGGTGGAAAATGGGGATAGCTGCTTAATCATCGTATCCGAGGTTGAGCTGGACGAATGGAGGAGCGGCGCAAAATCAGAAGGAAGCTTGAGATTTGACCTCACAAGCGCGATAGTAATTCCCGGCCTGCTGGATGGCGGCGGCGAGCTGCTGAAGGACGCGACAAGCAAGAAAGCGGTAGTTGTCGCCAATGGTGATAACCGGATTATTGTTTCCAAAACGATGATCCGGCTGGACACCGGAGGGACACGGCTGGATGTAGGAGGCAGCGGCGTTGATATTCAAGGCAATCTGACCGTCAGCGGCAGTCTTACGCACGGATAAAAAGGAGGCATCCGGCATGGATATTTTACTGGATAAAGAGGGCGACATGATTGTCACGGAACAGGGGGATTTTCTCCTGAAGGAATCCGTCGCCCAGAAAATCAATATACGGCTGCGGTGGTTCGAGGGGGAGTGGCGATGGGATGCAGAGGAGGGGCTGCCATACTTTGATGATCTGTTCATAAAAAATCCGGATACTGACGCTTTTGAGAGCAGGATCCGGGAGAGAATATTTGAAGTAGAGGAGGTTACTGAGGTTAAGGATGTCCGTATTGTCATTCATCCGGAAACCAGGGGAGCCTCCATTTACTATACGGCACTAACTGATTATGAAACCATAAGGGAGGAGGTGGGAATTGATGGGTTACGGAGTAACTGATAAGGGGTTTGTCATTAAAAGGCTGGATACAATCATGGCAGAGGTCCACCAGGATCTCACAACGGGATTCGGATTTGATACCAGGCTGCTCAGACCGTCTTTCCTGGATACGTTGGTTACGACATTCTGTAACCAGATTGCGGAGCTATGGGAGGCCGGGCAGGACAGCTACTATGCAAAATATCCGGCCACGGCTACGGGTGTCAACCTGGATCATGCAGTCCAGTACGGAGGGATCCGACGGGCGGCCAATAAGAGAACCTGCTATCCCCTGCACTGTACCGGCGACGATGGATCATACATCCGGGAGGGAGCCATGGTTGCCACCAATACCATGCCGGAAGTGCGGCTCTATGCAGCGGAGGAATTCCAGATCACCAGGGAGACGTTCAATTCCGTAAAGATAAGCGTTGTCGCCATTCAGCCTGCGGTGTATTCCGTTACCATCAACGGGGATCAGTACGCATACCAGGGCAAGGCAGATAGCAGCCTGGATATTCTGAAAGGACTGCAGGCGGCCATCAAGACGACAGAGTACACGGTATCCATCGACGAGGAGGCGGTCACGCTCAATATCGAGGACAACACAAAAACCAGAAAAAATGTCCTGGTTCTTACGGATAATCTTACGACAGCGAGCGTTACGGTGATAGCAAATTTCTTAACAAGTGACTATGGAAAGATTACCCTTCCGCATGGGACCATCACAAAGATGGTGAACAATATCTCCGGTTTCAACGAGGTAACAAATCTCCTGAATCCGGTTTATGGCAGGAAAGCAGAAACAGACATAGAGCTGAGGCAGTCCTATATTGCAAAATCAGCCCTGCGGTCAAATACGATGATAGACAGCATTGTAGCGGAGCTGCTGGAGCATGTGACTAATGTGGAATCTGCATCCGGATATGAGAACGACACAGACGAGGCAGACATCCACGGCTTAATGCCTCACAGTGTAGAGATCATCGTGGAGGGCGGTGATGATATGGAGATCGCCCAGGCAATCCTCCGGAGGAAAGCCGGGGGAATCAACACCAACGGGAAAGTCATTGTGAATGTCCCTGGAGTATATGGGGATCAGATACCGGTACGTTTCAACCGGCCGGAATATCTGTATACCTGGCTGAAAATTGTGCTGCATGGCGATGCGGACAAAATCCCGACGAACTATGCAGCGCTTACGATTCAATCCGTGTGCGAGGAGGGGGCACAGCTTACGGCAGGCAGCAACTTAATCATGCAGTTATTGAACCCCGGCATTTATGACGCTGTGGCTGGTATTACCTACATCGAGATACTTGGCGCCTGTTCAACGGATTCTGCCTACGTTCCGGCAGCCGCTGATTATAAGCAGGGCAATATCAGAGTGTCTACACGGCAGAAAGTCCTCATAGGCGATACGAGAATCGAGGTGGTTTTTCATGCGGATAGTATTTGACGAATGGATCAATGACATTCCAAGCCAATTCCGTGAGAAGAAAAACATTGAGATTCTGATAAAGGCGTTTTCCAGGCAGCTCCAGGAAGTACAGCAAATGTTCGCGGATTTGTACGAGAAAACCGATCTTGACGTTGCTGCCGGTCAAAACCTGGACTATGTGGGAACTATCATTCCCCTTACCAGAAAAGAGGCCGGGGAACTGGCTGGCCTCAATGTGGAGGAGCCGGTCATGTCGGATGCAAGATACCGGCAGTTTTTGAGGTACAGGCTTCTGAGGAATACAAGCAGCTGTACATATTATGACATCATGATGTCCTTGGATATCCTGTGGAGGGCGGATAACATCAGGTATGTCGAGGATCCGAAGAGACCGGCGACCATCCTGATCCGGCTGCAGTATACGGATCTTGATTCGGAGACAGACCCGGCCGAAGGGAAGGTGCCTGCGTTAAAACCGGCAGGGGTGACATTGGCCTATACAATTAATTATACTGCGGTGTTTGATCAATCTGATTTGGAACGTTATCTGGCCAGGATACGGGTGCATATCACTATCCCCTATTGGGTATGCAGGTTATTTGATGGACTTTGGAAGCCGGATGGGGCATACCTGTTGGATGCTCAAAGGAACTACGATGCAAGGCTGGGGATGAAGTTTTCCGGGTGGGCGTTCAGAACCAGAACAATAGAACAGGCTGCTTCTAGGGGAGTGATGGTAAAGCTTTGTGTGCATGTGGCAGAAAGGATCAGAAGCCCTACATTGGCCTTGCATTTCTGCCTTGATTTCAGAGGGAGTGCTTACCTGGATGGGGCAGAAAACCTGAATGGGGAAATATTACTCAATGCATCAAGGCTCCGGGTTATAGCCGCTGTGAAGCAGGCTTTGAAAGTAGTTACTAAAGAAGAAATCAGGAAGGCTGAGATTACAAAACGGAAGAATCTATGGTTTTTGGATGCATCCCTGGATTTGGATGGCGCCAACATTTTAAATGCGGAAATAGTGACGGAGGAGATCTGAAATGGCGAAAAATGTGCTTATTACAACAAATGCAAGAAGAAAGCTGGTCCTTGCGAGGGCGGGGGCAATAGAGCTTCCACCAATCGTCGGAATGGCGTTTGGGGATGGTGGTGTTGATGGTTCCGGAGTTGTCGTAGCCCCATCAGAGGGACAGACGGAATTGGCATCTGAATTGTACCGGAAGGCTATTGATGGCTATACCGTTTTGGAAGATGAGGCTGCTACGGTGCGGTATGATTGTACTTTGCTGAAGGAGGAAATGGCGGATAAATACATCAGTGAAATTGCATTGTATGATACAGATGGAGATTTAGTGTGTATAAAGACATTTAACCCAAAAGGAAAGGATGATGATGTTGAAATGACGTTTACACTGGATGATGTGTTCTGATTTTCAGGTATGGGAATTTTTTACAAATTTATATGGTTAGGAGGATATGATGAAAGATTATACGAATGGCACTCCGGTATTTTCAAAATCCATCAAAATCACCGAGACGACGGATCCGGCGCATGCTGATAATATCAATGCTGCACCCAAGCAGTTGCTGCAAAATACTCTGGCAAACCGGTCCGCAATAGAAAGCCTGGACATAAAAGCTGGATCGGCTGGGGAATACAGCCCGGAAACCGTGTATGCAGTGGGTGATTACTGCGTGTACAACAATGTGATGTACAGGTGCGTCAAGATCAAAGATGTCGAAGGAGGAGAGTGGGATCCAGAGTGCTGGGAAGCTACGACGGTGATGGATGCGGTCAAAAAGTTGGAAATGCACCAGGAACAGCATTACATCACCCTGCCGGCGGATGGATGGGGAACAGAGGCCCCTTATGTGCAGGCAGCAGAGTTGTCAGGAGCCAGTACAGCGGATGTACCTGTGATCGGCCTGTCACTTACCGGTGATACGGCGGCCGGCCGGAAAGCCGAGAAAAAGGCGTGGAGCTGCGTAGATAAGGCTGAGGCCGGGAATGGTGTGATTACTTTTACTTGCTATGATAAGGTCCCTACAGTGGATATTACCGTAATCGTTAAGGGGGTGGGATAATGGAAGGAATCTTACAAAAATCCGGTGGCGGGGCAGCATCCGATGAATGCACGGCGACGCGGGCCATGATTTTAAAAGGGATGACGGCTATAACAAGCGACAGCGAGGACGAGCCGGTGGAAGGGACACTGGATGTGCAATCAATACTGTCTTTTAAGGCAGCCCCCTATGGAGCCGGAAAGGTTGCGTTTACCTGGCAAAATCCAAGCAAGGGGGCTTTTAGTGGTGTTATCATTGTCGGCAAAACAGGCAGTTATCCAACAGGGGTATCAGACGGGACAAGGTGGTATACAGGCCATGGGAACAATGTCACCCCTGGAGGAATATCAAGTGCTACAGTAGGTGGATTTACCGGGGGCACAACTTACTATTTCCAAGCATTTTCATACGCTATTAAAAATGGGAAGGAATGGTTGCATAGGACAAGTTATACTGCATCTGCAAATACAGCAAAATCTTTATATACATATACCTCGTCTGGTACATTTACAGTGCCTGATGGTGTCAGTAAAATTGATATTTTTTGTGTAGGCGGCGGTGGTGGCGGCTATGGCAGCAGATATTTAGCAAATCAGGCTTCCGGCAGCGGTGGTGGCGGCGGGTATACTGCTACAAAACTTGGTTATGCTGTTACTCCCGGTGCAAAAATTGGCGTTACGGTAGGTGCAGGCGGCAGAGGCGGAGCAGCAGGTAGCAACTCCAACGGTGCCAGTGGAGGATCGTCAAGCTTTGGGTCAATTATCAGTGCGTCAGGAGGGACAGGTGCTGGCAGTGCTGGATCGTACAGAGGCGGCAACGGAGGATCTGGTGGAGGCGCTGGACAATTTACCGATAATGGTACAAATAAAAAAGGATGTAACGGGGGGAGCAACGGAGGCAACGGTACAGCAGGTCACGCTGCAGGCGGCAGCGGGCAAGGAAAAACAACGAGAGCATTTGGAGATTCATCAGGGACGTTGTATGCAGGCGGTGGTGCCGGCGGGATGGTAGGATATAATGCGTGGGATGCCAAGTATGACGCATATGGAGGATCTGGCGGTGGCGGTAACTGCCTACGCCCAGGGAGAGGATCCGCAGGAGCAGCAAATACAGGAGGAGGCGGCGCTGGATCAGGATGCGATGAAAACAGCTTTGATGCATGCCCGCGGTGGCCAGGAGCCGCAGGTGGATCTGGGATTGTATTAATCAGGATTTAAATAGGGAGGAGTAAGTTATGGTACAACAGATATACGCCCAAATAGAGGGCCAGGTTATAAAGAACATAATCATCTGTGAGGACTATGAAACAGCGAACTGGCTGTCCAGGATGGCATATGGAGATCAGGCATTTGCGGTGGATTGTAGCCAGTACCGCTGTGACATAGGATATATATATCGTGATGGGGTGTTTTTGCATATTGAAGATGGAATAGAGAAGCCAGTGGAATATATTCCAATGGCAGAGGAAAGCATCGAGGATTTAAAGTCGGAGAATACGATGTTACAGCTTGCGCTGGCAGAGCAGTATGAACAAAATCTTGCTTTACAGGATGAAGTATCAAACACACAACTTGCACTGGCAGAAATATATGAAGGGATGGAGGTGTAGACAATGACATCATATATAGCTAAAGTATATGCAGATCTAGTCAGGAAAGAGCTAAAGACAATCGATCAGGTACCCGCAAAAATAAGGGATGAAGTTAAAAGTATTTTGGCGGGTGGCGAAAAATGATCCTGTCGAGTATCTGAACTGGCTGAGATCTAACGATTTAACAGCCACATGGACAAATTATCAATGGCCACTTAAAAGCGCCTGTATGACGTTATATGAGCGTCATACAGGTGCTTTTTCTCAATTATTTTGTCCGTATTTCTAAATAATGTTGTCGCGCTACAACTCCCCATACAGCAGGAAAGGCATATGTCCTATGGGGAATGGGAAATGCAAAATGATATGCAGCTGGTATGGTAAATGTGAGCATTGCTTGAATTTCCACATACCGGCAGGGCAGGAGTCTTGTCTGGTCTGTGCGAATTTAAAAATAGATTTAAGACCGCCCGGAGAGGGCGGTTTTTCAGTGGAAGGAGGTGAAGGAAGAATGGATAATCCGGTAACACATAGGGAGCTGGAACAGTTCCGGGATTTGATGGAGGCGGAAAATGAGCAGTTAAAGCAGGAGAACGATCGGCAGAACCACCGTATTGAAATCTTGGAGCAGACTGTCCGGGAAATCTCCATTTTGACGGCATCTGTCCGCGAACTGGCCACAAGCATGAAATCCATGCAGGAGGAGCAGGAAAAGCAGGGCAAGCGACTGGAGACGATTGAGGGCAGGGACGGCGAGAAGTGGCGGAAGATGCTCTCATACATCGGTACTGCGATTCTGGGAGCCGTCCTTGCTATCGTATTCGCCAAGATTGGATTGTAAAGGAGGGCGCAATGAAGAAAAAGAAGGTTCGTACAATGGATGTCATCCTGGCGGTCATTGCAGCTTTCCTTCTATTGTTCATCGTGGTAATGGTGTGGCTTTATTACCGTACTGGGGCAATTCCGGACACACTCTGCACGTGTGTATTTGCTTCCTGCGGAGGGGAGTGCGGTGTCATGGGCTGGATAAAGACCACGAAAGAACGGCAAAGAGAGCGGACATTCGAGCTGGAGGACAGAAAATACAAAAAAGAGCAGGGATCCGAAAAGGATCCGGAATAGGAGGAAAGCATGAGTTTAAGCGTATTTTTGATGTTGCTGTTGATTGTGTCCACTTTTACGGGGCTTGTGACGGAGGCGGCCAAGAAGTGCCTGCAGGAAAGAGGCAAGACCTATTACGCAAATGCGCTGGCAGGTTATATTTCTGCCGGCCTGTCTATTGCGGTAGGAGCTGCATACGTCATTTTGGCCGGAGCCACAATCAATGCTCAGATGGCGGTGTATCTGATCGCTCTTCTGTTCTTGTCGTGGTTATCCGCTATGGTCGGTTATGATAAAGTTATCCAGGCGATCACGCAATTTAAGAAAGGGGGGTTGATTATGGGGCTTACCGGAAAAAATACAGCGGAAAAAATATGGAATTATCTGATTGCCGCAGGACTGAACACATACGGAGCTGCGGGCCTCATAGGAAACCTGGAAGCCGAAAGCGGGCTGAATCCGAAAAAACTTGAAAATTTGTGTGAAAGGCGGCTGAAAGAAGCCGGAAAGCCCTATTGCACAGATGATTCCTACACGGCGGCGGTTGACAATGGGAAAATAAACCGGGAAGAATTTCTGCATCCCCTTCCCGGCAAACAATACGGCTATGGGCTGGCACAGTGGACTTCCGCCGGCCGGAAAGCCGGTCTTTACGACCTCGCTAAGTCCAGAGGCGTATCTATCGGTGATTTGGAAATGCAACTGGATTTTCTCGTGCAAGAACTGAGTATCAGCTACAAATCGGTTTTAGCAGTTATGAAATCTGCAAAGTCTGTTCGTGAAGCGTCCGACGTACTGCTTACGAAGTATGAAAGACCGGCAAATCAGAGCGAGGCTGTCAAGGTAAAAAGAGCCGGTTACGGCGATGAGTTCTATAGGAAGTATGCAGGGGCAGGAACTAAGCCCCAGAATGGAGGTAATTCTATGAGTATTATGGTGGGAAGTGCGAGGATTGACGAAAATGGACGTGCAAGTGGAGGCGCTGCAGGGGATCAGAAACAGACATCAGCCGTGAATGATGCTGTCGGAGAGGTAAGCATACAGAGTATGTACGTCCATTCCAAGGGGTGGTACATTCTGCGTCCGAAGAATCCGGATCACGCCGGTCTGATTGCTTGCAAGATGATCCAGGCTTGCAACAATGCCAATATCGGGTACGACCAGGGCAACCGGCTCGGCGTCATTACATACGGCATCGGCACATCTGTTAAGACGGAGTGCGACTGCAGTTCCTTGGTGCGGGCCTGTGTCAAGGAGGCGACAGGGAAGGACCCTGGCAACTTTACGACAGCAAATGAAGCGTCTATGCTGGAGGCGACAGGTCTGTTTGAAAAGCGGCAGGCGTATGTTTCCCAAAGCAATACGCCGGTGTTCAATGGTGATGTGCTGGTTACTAAGACCAAAGGGCATACGGTTGTTGTGACAAATGGGAATCCCCGAACCGTCCAGAGTTCCAGAGAGGGTTATTACCCGAAATATACCGGTTCGTCTGGCTCAATTATTGTAGCTCTGGCGGCGGTAGGCGAAAAGGACACATCGAAAGAAAACCGGGCGAAGATCGCAGCGGCTAACGATATTGTCAACTACAATTTCACAGCCGAGCAGAATACGAAAATGGTGAAACTGCTGAAAGCCGGAAAACTTAAAAAAGCGTGAGGGGATAAGCTATGGAAAATTACATCGGCGTAAAAATAGTAAAGGCAGAGCCGCAGGAAAAGCACGGTGTTCGTGGGTACCGGGTGAAATATCCGGATGGTTATGTTTCATGGAGTCCGAAGGTGACTTTTGAAAAGGCATACCGGAAACTGGATTAAAAAATTTACATTAATTCTGTGGATCCAAGTTGCGAGTGATTTGGATCCATATACTTTTGGTTGAAAGTTTAAACAAAGATGTTGACAAATCAAACAAGAAGTGTTAGTATTATACAGTAGCGTAAAACGGTAAACTAGAGAGGATGGAGCAGAATGTTAACTCAGTTTGGAAAGGAATTGCGGCATATACGCCTTGACCGGGACGAAAAACTGAAGGACATGGCTGGAAAACTGGGCGTTACAGTGGCGTATTTGTCAGCTGTTGAGAATGGAAAAAGAAATATCCCCGACAATTGGATCGAAAAAATTGCAGACCAGTATTTGCTGGATGAGGAATACGTGGAGAAGCTTGAGAGGCTCGCGTTTGATGGTAGGCCAGGGATTGTACTAAATGTTGACAAGGCTACAGTTGGACAACGTAATTTGGCATATTCGTTCGCCAGAAAGTTTAAGGATCTTAGCGAAGATGATGTGCAAAATCTTCAAAGGATTTTTGATCGAAGGAGGTAACTGACATGGTTCAATGTATTGCAGAACCGCTGTCCCGACAGGATATACAAGATTGTGCAATGGCGGTTAGACTTTTAGTTGGAAAAGAAAATGAACCCTATTTTGATATTGTTCGTTTTTTGGATATAGAACTGCCAAGGCTTGATCCAGAATTCTCCCTGGTTATTGAAGATGAGGATTCACTTGGGGAGTGCCATGGCTTGACATATCCGGATCGAGATGAAATACATATCCGTTCTGACGTTTATGAAAGGGCCGAGAATGGGAGTGGAAGAGATCGTTTTACGATGGCGCATGAATTATTTCACTTGTTGCAGCATGTAAAGGAGAATATCAGCTATGCCAGAGCCACAGAAGGAGTAGAAATTCCTGTTTACCGATCACCGGAATGGCAGGCAGACGCTTTTGGCGGTGAGTTACTGATGCCTGCTCATTTGATTGCCGATATGACAGTTGAAGAGGTAATGAAAAAATGCGGAGTGTCGCAGAAAGCAGCAAAATGCCAGCTATCTAAGGTTCATAGGACCCGAAAATAGAAAAGACCAAACACATAAGTGTTCGGTCCCGCTTGTTGAAAGTGTTACCACAATCAACTGGTAATAATACTATCTCTACAATAGGATTATAACATTGTGGCATTCCTTTTGCAAGCGTTTTTTGTGAAAGGAGGAGTGTTCATATGTGGATTTTTAGAGCTTGGATCACCACAAAAAATGGTGAGCGCATTTATGCAAAAGATCATGGCAAAAGAGCCTTCCGGTTCTGGGTAGCCAAGTAAGATTTAACTTTCATCCGGTCAAGGAGTAACTAGTATAATCCATTTTAATTATTCGGACTTAAAACGTCCTTGCTATTTTTACTCCTGGTACGTGGTTTCGGGGCACGTTTATCCTTGTTTTCGGCACTGGCCGCTTTATGGT